CCAGCAGTTCGGCGAGCTTGGCCGGGCTGTTGTTCAATGCGACGATCAGGCGCGGGTCATCGGCGAATACCAGCGCGGCCTTGGCGGCGTTGCCATTCATATCGGTACCGAACTTCTCAGCCAGCGCCGCTACCTGCTCATCGAAGTCGCGAACCGTGGCCTTGCCGCGCTCGCCCAACGAATTCGCCCGCGCCTGAAACTGGTCCTGCATCTTGCGCGCCTTGGCCTGCGTTTCGGACTGCCGGGCATCCTGCTCGGCCTTCTTGCCATGCCATGCGGTCAGTTGCTGCTCGAAATCGCCTTCGTCATAACCGCAATCCTCAAGCGTGGGCTTGGCGCCAATGTCATCGACCTTGGGTTGTGCCTGCGCCTTCAACGCCTCCAGTTCGGCCTTCAACGCCTGCTTTTCGCGCGCATCCTCGCGCTGCTTTTCGCGGAACCGGCTGATGACGGTGCTATCGTCGGGCTGTGCATCGGTGAGATCGGCGTCGCCTTCAAAACCGAAGGCGGGATCGTCGTCAACGGGATCGCTGGCCACATCCGCGGGCGGGTTGAGCGGGTCAATGAGCTCGACGGACGAGTCAGCCGGGTCGACGGGATCAATCGGGTCGATGGGGTCTGTCGGATCATCCAAGTTCATCGTCGTTTCCTTTTTCTCAGCTTTTACGGGAAGCCGGGGCCCGGTGGTGGAAACTATGCCGCTTTATGGACGGCGGCGGCCTTCTGTGAGAGTGCGTAACCCTGGAACCGGACCTTGTGCGCCTCGGTCACGGCCTTGTGCGCATCGACGGCCATGCCATGCCGCAGCGCATCGGTCTGCGCAGCGGTATGCATCACGTCGACGGCCTTCTTGGCTTGATCCAGCGGCGATTCGGGCGGCGCGGTCAAGCCATCGGGCACGGCGGGCTCTTGATCCGGCCCGCCCAACGCGTGGGCCTGCGCCAGTTTGAGCAAGGCGGCGGCTTTCTCGGTGTCGGCCTTCGCGGATTTGAGCGCGGCGTCGGCAAGGTAGTCCTGCGCCTGGGCGGCCAGCGCGGCGGCTTGCGGATCAGGTTGCTTGCCCTGCTGCGCGGCTTCCATCTGCTGTTTTTCTTCCGGCGACGGGTCGGCCAGGCCACGCTGCAACATGCGCTTGCGGTTCCACGCTTTCAGATCGTCCAGCCCTTCACCGTCCATATTGGCAATCGCGGTGGTAATGCAGGCCACGGCCAGTTCGTTATCGCCGACGGCGCCAGCGGCTTGCGCGACCTCGGTCATGCGCCGCACGGTCTTGTCGCGGAGCGTGCTGGTCGCCTCGGTGACATCGGCAATGACCTTGTACTTGCCTTTGGCGAGATCGTTGCGGAATGAGAACTCGCCGGTAATCGGATTGGTGACCGGCTCGACCAGCGTTTCCGTGCCGTCCTTGCCGTCGGCGTCCATGGTATCGACTTCGCGGCCTTCGCGGGCATAGACATCGCCGCCCATCGACAGGTAAATCTCGCCCTCGCGCTGCACCGACTGGCGCATGTTGTCGATGTAGACCCCGGACTTGCTGTCGATCCGCGTCGCGGCAATGTCCATCGCCTCGGCGCTGGTGTTGGAGCGCACCTCGTCGGCGCCGTCTTCAGCATTGGTTAGTTCGGCGATGTCTGCGGCGCAAAGCTGCAACAGCGCGGCGGTGACGGGAGCAAGCTGGGGCGGTGACAGCGTGCCACTCGGTCCAGCCTGAATAATGCCTCCATTTTCGTCGCGCAACGCCTTGACGTAGAGAAACGGATAGCGCTTGATATTCGCGTCCTGCCATTGCTCGGCGATCATCGGCGTCATCTGTTCGGGATCGAAAAACGGCACTTCGCGCGGGGTCAGCGCCGCTGTCTCGACCAGCTTGGAAACCTGGGCATTGTAAACCCGTGCCGGGTCCATCGCCATCTGAACATGGCCGGTGAAGCGCTCCAGCCCATCGATGTATTCACGGTTGCCATAGACCGGCACGACCGGGATCTCACAGCCCGCGATATAGTCTTGATCGGCGAGGATCTCCGCGCCCGACATCACCCATTTATGGACGCGGACCCGTTTGCGGCGCTGGCCCTTGGCCATGTAGCCCTGCGCCTCCAGATCACCCTTCTCGCCCGGATCCAGTTCACTGGCCCAATAGCGCTGCACATCCTTGGTTATCTTATGCGTGAAGATCCACAACGTCTCGTCAACGTCTTCCTTCTCGTAATATTCCGCCTCGACAACCTGCTCGAGCGTGAACCACTCGTAATGCGGCTTCCACACTTCGGACGGGAACGAGGTCGGGGATGCATCGGGCCAATCGCGGGTAAATGCGTCGGGCGACTTTGCGGTGAGTACGGCGCACCATTGCACATCGGACTTGTCGTAAAGCTGGCTGTTGGGATCGAAGAACACGCGCTGGTCGGCGTCGGCGATCAGCAGGGCCGGATTGATCCGCTGGTCGTCGCTGTCCTTGTCGAGCGGGTCCGCGTACTCGGTTTTGAGTCGGTATGCCCCAAAGCCCCCAGCGCTGGCCTCGCGAAAGGCATTGTCGCGCGCCTGTTGCGCCTTGAAATGGTAGCTGTCGGCCATGTGCAGGCCAGCGATGGTCTGCGCGGTGTGCTCATCCGCGTCCTTGCCGACGTTGCGAAATGCGGGGACAATGCGGTTAGCGAGATAGTCCAGCAGGATCTTGCGATGGCCACGCGCGGTCTTGTTGATCTCGACCTTGATCGAATGATCGAACTGGTCGCCCCATGGTCCTTCCCATTGCGCGCCGGGGATCGAGACAAAGCGCCGGGCCTGCAGCGCCAGTGCGCGAACCGGCATTTGCGCAGAGATAACCTCGTCCACCTGCCGGATGACGCGTGCGTGCAGATCAGTTTCGTTCTCGGCCATTGGTTCGGAACCATGGCGCGGGAATATTTATTTGGTAGGGGTTAGTTGCGCTGATTGAACGCTGTGAGGGTACTGGGGATGGGGGTGATGGTCTGCGCTGGCCCCATCGCCCGGCGCGCGCCCTCTACTGCGTACCTGACCGCATCGATGCAGTGATTGTTCTTGTCCTCAAGAATGGCTGTCACATTGCCGGTGCGGCTGTCCACCTTGAAGCTATACAGCGTGAACTCGTCAATCACATGCTGACAGCGCGGATGCACGACAATGTCGTAGGATTTCAGGAACTCCACGCCTTCTTCCAGCGAGCGAGCGCCCTTCACGGCGGAACGGATCAACGGGAAGCCATGGTTGCGCAAATAGCTGATCGTCTCGGGCCGCGAGGTATCGGCTGTCATGGTCCACTTTTCGGCCTGCGGAATGCCCATAAACAGGTGCGGCAGGTTGTTGATCTCGATATTCAGTCCAAACGCCTCGTGGTCAATGAAGATCGTGCGCCCGACAATATGGCAGCGCACCGCAACGCTGGGATCGATGCTGAAGCCAAAGTCGGCGCCAAGCCTATGTTCCTCCCCGACAGATGCGTCAAACTCCTCGACGCGCCAGTTTTTGAACACCCGCGCCTCGCTGTTGCGCCGGTACTGGCCGAGCCAGATATGATTGTACTTGTCGATGTCGCGGGCGCGGTGAAACTCCATCTGCTCACGCAGTTCATCCGGAAACCATGGGTTCCGGTCATAGTTCACCTCCTTGACGATGGAGCGCGGCGGCGGCACTTCGCCACGAAACATCACGTCGATAGGATCGGTGGGCAGGTCGGGATTCCATGACCAGAACAGCCGAGAACCCTTGGTGCGGATCGTCGGGATCACCGTATCAAGGCTTTCCTGGCTGATCGTTGAAGCCTCCTCGCCCCAGAAGTCGGTGACACCTTCGATGGACTTCACGCCCGTCGCATTGCCCTTCAGCCCCGTGAAGATGAATAGGCTATCGTGCGGCCCGCGTATCTCGTCCTTTGTACTTTCGAACACGCTGCCCAGCTTGCACCGCTGTATCTCATCATCCAACAGGCGCTTCACCGAATCCTTGATTGAGTTTTGCACCTCGCGCCCGCACAGCACCCGGTGATGCTCCTGCGCCGCCTGTAGCACCAGCGCCGTTGCGATCGAGCGCGACTTTGCCCCGCCGCGCCCGCCCCACAAGGCGATATGGCGCGCGTCCTTGGACCATAGGCAACGCGCCCACTTAGGCAGTTGAAGGTCAATCGGGTCCGACAAAGGACACGTTCACGCCGGACGGTAGCGGGTTGTCAGGGTCTGAGCCAAGCAACGTCTTGTCGCCGTAGACGCGCGGCTTCAGTTTCGCTGCAACCCATTTGCGGGCGTCTACGCGCAGTTTAGACCGCGCCACAGCGTCCCCGTCGTACTTGCCATCTTCCATAAAATCGTTCGCGCCATCATCGGCAATGTCGAGTATTTCATCCGCCAGAGTGTCGGCTTGAGCTTCCCGCGCGCGGGCGTACTGCTCCGCGAAGTCTGGCTGTTGCTTCAGCCATTTGAACACCGTCGAGGGGGCTGGCATATCATCGGCAAGGCAGATGGTCCGCATACTCTTGCCATCCGCTAGTTTATCGCAGATCGTATCGGCGATGGTCTGCGCAAATTCGGTCTTGCGGCCAGTCATGCCACCACATACCGGCGCATGAATTCGCGGATCGACCTTTCCGTTTTTGGCATTAGCTTGGACCCCGCTCTGATAGCCCGGACGATGTAATAGTTGCCACATGAAAGGCAACCGAACTTACCGCTGGTCAGGGTGGGGTGCTGGAGCAGGAACACTTCCACCTCCGCGAGCAACCCGGCATCAAGGCGAGGCTCGAACCGGGGCGGCGCATAATTGGGCCGCGATGCGCTGTAGATCATTGGCATTCATTCCCCCTGTCCAAAATAAACCCCTCTCAGCGCCTAAGCGCGTTGCCCGCTACCCGAACCCATAAAATCTGATCTTCGCGCTCCTGGGGCTGCGCTGGGATGCTATGGTGGTCATGGGCGGGATTTCCGGGCGTCCGCCAAAACCACTAACCCGAGGAGCGCCGCCATAATCGCCGCATCCGCGAAATGCCCCGTCACGAGCATCAGCATCGCCCACAATGTCCCGCCGATCTTCCATCCCCATTCCTTCATGCCCTGCCTCCCACAAAACCCAGCCACATCGCGGCGCACCCTGTGTTCACGCCAGTCAACTCCCCCGACTTGAACCGGGCGCGGAGATCGGCGGCGATGGTGGCCGGGACGGGTTGGGACGGGTTGGGACGGGTTTTCCGTATCCCCCTTATGGCGCGCACGAAGGCTTGGTTGCGGAGATAATCTGTCCCAACCTGTCCCACCCGTCCCGAAATGTTGAAATCATTGAACATATTTTCTCCAAACCCGTCCCGAAATGGGCTTCAACCCGTCCCTAACCCGTCCCTAATTTCGATATCCTTGCTCGTCGTCATACTTGACTGTGTTGAGTGAAATGCCGCGGAAGATGCGCAGCCGGTTGCCGCCAGACATCCGATCCGGCCTAAACCCGCGCTTCTGCATGGTGCTGGAAAACGCCTTGGAGGTGCCCGAATCCTCGCCATTGCCGCGCGCGAACTTGCACCAGCTTTCGTACAGTTTGCCGGTTTCCTCCCACTCGCGCAGGCCGACTTGGCAGTTGTCCGTGACCCATTGGCCGAACACGTCCTGAGCTTCGAAATACGCCTCCGTGGCGTCCTTCATGGCGCTCGGGTGGGATAGTCCGTCCTCCTGCCAGCGCAGGCATCCTTGGATCATCCAGTTCAGGATTTGTGGCCATTCCTCGACCAGCTTTTCCTCCAGCCGTCGATCAGGGCGCGATGGTTTGCGATCAAAAGGCACGATGCGAAAGCGGCGGCGCATAGCCTCATCGACGCTGTGCATAACCGGCGCGTGATTACCGATGATCGTCAGTTTGAATTGCGGTAGATAGGTGAAATTATCCCGACGCATGAAGCGTGCGGTGATCGGATCGGCTCCGGTCATCTGCTTAATGCGCGCTTCGGCCCACGCCTTGCCTTCCTCGGTTTCCGACGCGGTGACGAGCCGGGCGCCCTTGAGCATGGCAACATCGGTCGAGTGCCGCTCGCTCTTGGCTGCGGTGAAAGTATCCATTGCCGCCGTGAGCGCATAATCGCCCAGCAGTTTGGTGAAGGTGTTGATGAAAACCGACTTGCCGTTGCCCCCGCCGCCGTGCACGAACAGCAAGGCGTGCTCGCGCGTGTCGCCGGTCAGGCCATAGCCGCACCATTCCTGCAGGAAGTGGATAACCTCCTTATCGCCGCCCGTGGCGTCGTGCAGAAACGCCAGCCACCGGACAGGATCGCCGGGCGTGGGCGTCGTGGCCGCAAGTTTGGTGATCTTGTGCGAGGGGTCGCTTGGCATCAACGTGCCGTCGCGCAGATCGACAATCCCGCCCGGCGTGCCTAGGTGCCACGGGTTGCGGTCCCAATTGTCCGAAGTCACGGCAAGCGCCGGGTCGGCGCGGCAGAAACGCTCAGCCCCGGACGCCACTGACGCCTTGCACATATCGCGCTTGCCGTCGCCCATCCGCCGGCCGATCTCGCGCGCATAGTGAAAACCCCGGTCCACCTTGTCGGCCTTCCAGCGCGTGCCATCCCATTCGTACCAGCGCCCCTCGTCGTGATCGAAGCGCATGGTTGCCGCGAATTGCGCGGAGAATGAGAGTGCGATCAGGTCTTCACTGACTTCGGCCCCCGCCGATGCTATTGGCACGACATTTGCCAACGCTACCGTGTTGTTCACGCAACCGCCCCCGCCTTATGTCGCGCAAGGGCGTCGGCGAAGTCCGAACCTTTCTCCTTAGGCGCCTGGATATTGACTTCGACGCCAAACCCAACCCAGCGCCGCGCGCATTTCTGTGCAGCCTCAAGACCGGCGGAATCGTTATCGGCAAAAATCGTCAGTTTTGGCACGCCGCCGAGCAACGGGAACGCGCCAAGGCTCCCCGCCGACAGGCTGGCCCACACCGGCCCGCCGCCAAGCTGGATCACCGCGAGGCCGGTTTCGATGCCCTCACAAATGCCGACGCCGGTATCTGCGTCATGCGGCGAGATCATAACAACGCCGCCATGGCAGGGGCCGAGCATCTTGCGGTCGATCTTGCTACCATCGCTGCCCAGCTCAGTGCGATGGATGCCCATAGGCACGCGGTCGCCGGGCGCTCGCACCAGCGCCACCATCGCCGGAACATAGCGCTGCATCTGCGCCTCGTCCTTGCCGAACGGGCATCGCGGATGAAACCGAACATCGATGCTGGAGCAGGACAGGCCGCGCCCGGCCAGGTAGCGCTCAGCGATCGTCCCCGCGATCGGCTTGGTTTCCCGCCAGATCCGCAGCGCGGTTTCCCGCAGTGATATGGATCGATCAGGGCGCGCATCCACGGGCTGGACCGGAGCGACATATTCGCCGATACTTTCCAACCAACGCAGCGCTTCGCCGACCGAACACCGGCGCTCACGTTGGATCAACGCCAGGACGCCGCCGCCAGTGTCCGCCTCATAGTCGTACCAAGTGCCTTTGCCGACATGGACGCTGAGCGACCCCTTGCCGCGATAGCGCCAGTCCGTCGCCGTGGAATGGCTTTTGACGGGATCGCCGAGCAGCGCCTTGGCAACACTGGGCATCAAAGCCCCGAGGTCTGATCTCTGGTCGGTCATGCGCTTTCCAATCCCTGCAACACAATCCAATCCTCAGCCTCTTGCGCGGTGAGATGGCCTGTTTGATACGCGATCATCACCCGGATCTTGCGCTCGGTCGGGTCGGTCTCCGCGTCGATCAGACGCAGGACGACGCGGCGGAGGGCTGGCCCGATGCTGACCACGTTGCTGGCGGGGGCGGTGTCCTGGATCACTGGCGAGTGAAATCCCGCACAGGAAACCCGAGGTCCCGAAGCCATGCCGCGGCTTCGTAAGGACAAAAGAAACAGGCCGCCGCGAACCCCATATCGATTTGCAGGTTGCCCCAATCGATTTGCTGCTGCGACAGGACGCCAGCGCGGCCGCGCGCGTCGTAACCCTTCAACTCGACGCTGGCGACGATCCGCGGCGTCTTACAGCGCCACTCGGTATCGAACACGCCGGCCACGATGCCCTCTTGCCGCGCCTTGTTCGGATTGCGCTTTCCGGCGTTCGGAACCGGGAAGCCATGCACCGTCGGCGCGACCTTGCGCATCAGGCCGAACAAGGTGGCTTGGCGCGCGGCCTCGGGCCAGTCACGACGCCCATCAGGCGCGCCGCAATGAAACCGCGGCTTGGCGCGCAGATCGCTTTCGAGATCGGCCCATAAATTCACCGCGCCGCCTCCCGCGCGCGCCGCTCATCGATCATGGCCTGGGCCACTTCGACCGTCAGCCCGTGCCCTTTGGCAATCCGCACCGGATCAAGTTTATCGAGATGGCCCATCGTCACGTTGATGAACGCAGCCGAATGGTTTTGCTTTTTTGTGAGCGCGGCCGGCGCGGTATGGGCTGGCTTTCTCACGCCGCGAACCTCTGAGGAAATTCCCGCCTGATCGCCGCAATCAGCCCCTCGGACCCGCGCAACCGTTCCAGCGCATCGGTATCGTCGCACGAGGGCTCATTGCGCGGCTTATGCTTGGCCGCGAATATGGCGGGATCGGTCGGCACGAACTTGGGCATGTCGGGCTGATCCCGCAGCATCTCGGCACCGATGATCTCGGTTGCCAGGGCATCACCGTCGACCAGCATCTTCGATGCCCGACGCACGCCGGTCATGACCGAGCTATGATCGATCCCGCCGAGCAGCCTGCCGATCGCGGTATAGCCTTTGCGATCACGGATATGGATAACGTACCACGCCACAGCCCGAGCATCGGACACAGCTTGGCCTCCAAACTTGCCCTTGCGCGTTATTTCGACGGGGGTAATGCCATATGCCCTGGCGCAGGCTTCGACGGTGGCGCGCCAGAGGGGGGTCATGCGGCCTCCACGGGATAATCGCTGGGCTGCTCCAGGCGCTTGCGGCAGGGGGCAATCCAGTCGAATCGCGTCGATGATTCCCCGTCGATCCACACCAGCCACGCATAGGCCGTTGCGGTCGATCCTTCTGGCGCGAGCCTGCCCTTGTGCATCACAACGCGCTCGGTAAATTGCAGGACGAAGTTCGGTGGGTTCTTGGAAAACAGGCGCTCGTAGCGACCTTGGCCTTCGAGAAAGGCGGCGCGGACGATGACGGCAACACCGACCAAACTACTGTCGCATGCGCGCTCAATGAATTGCTCGGCCAGCCGGAATGGTGGATTGGTGATCGTCCAATCGACCGCTGAGGGAATCGCCCCCCAGAGATAATCGGCGACTGGAAATCCCGCGCCATAATCATGGACATCTGCGGCCTCTACCGACGCAAAGGACTCAGCCAGCGGCCTAACCATGTGGCCTCTATTGGCGGCCGGTTCGCGGCATGAGTTTTCTGACAGGTCAAAGCCCTGCGCACGAATGAACTCGCACAGTGCGCGCGTGGCCCAACAGGGTGTGGGAAAATCATCAAGGGAATCATGCGCCTCGACCCGGCGCTGCATGACGGCGGTGCTGCGGTTCTGACTCACTCCACATCCTCCCCAACGGCATCATCGCCCCCATGAAGAACCTTCGCCTTCTCCTCGACCCGCGCATTAACACCGCAGAACTGGCCCATCGCGACCGCGAGCCAGGGCATTCCGCAGAGCCAGGCGAGGAGGGCGGCTGTCTCGGGGGGGGGCATCTAGGCGGCCATCGCAGCGAGGATGGCGAGATAGCCGCCCCATTGATCGGCCATCGCTTCAGCAACGCCTGCAAAGGTGCGGCTGCGCTCTTTCCAGCGATTCGGCCCCGGCGCCATGCGATGCACCCGCGCCTCCCGGCCTTCGACAATGTTGGTTGGTTTCAGCGTGGGCAGGTTGGTAAGCCAGAGGCAGGTGGCCTTGGTTTCGCCATGCCCGAACTGCCACGGTTGAATGATTTGGGCTGGCTTGCGAAACCGGCTCGAAATTATGCTGACAGGGTTTTCCAGCGCGATATGCTTGATCGGCGCGGAGAACAGGTCGGCGACGAAGCCCAGCGCCTCTTGCTGCACACCGCTCGCCTGCTTGGCAGCAAAATGCCGTGCCCCGCTGACAGACAGGTGAGTGCAAGGCGGGTGCGCAATCATGAGGTCCCAGTGCTCGCGCCGGGAAACCTTGCGCACGTCTTCCTGATAGTGCCAGGCTGGGTCCCCCTCGGTCGGCAACAGGTCGCAGGACCATGCATCATGGCCGCGCGCCCGGAAGGCATCGCGGACCGTGGCGGAATATTCGCAGGCGATCAGGACGCGGGCCATCTAGCGACGTCCCCGCCGGCAAAACGCCCACGCCCACGCCGCCATGCAGATCAGGATCGGCCATGCGATAAGTGCCCCGATGATGATGCCCCCCCCCTGTCCGTCTAGCCCACCCTCGCCCTGTGCCGCTCAGCATCCCGCGCGAAGTCCTCGGCGCGCTGGGCCATCCGCGCGGCGTGGCGGGCGTCGGCAATAAGGGAGTAATCCGCATGGCTGCTTGGATGGCCGCAGGGCTGCGCTAAGGTGCGGCGTGCCAGATATTGTAAGACATTCAAGATCATGCCGCCGCATCCTCAAACTTGGCCGGTACCGCGATGCCTTTGCGCACCGCAATATCTGCGAGTTTACCCATCCGCCACA